TGAACCCTCATCAGCAGTAGCATCAGGATGCTTCTTTACAATGTCCTCAAATATCTTGCAGATTTCATCTTCGCGTTGCTTGTCCATCATTCACTCCTAAATAAATTGCAGCACAGCCGCACCAATAACCACTAGCACGGCCAGAAGTATCCAGCACCACTTTGGCCCATCCCATATGTCCTTTGTTGCGTTATCAGAGCGCATATCAGTCAACCCAACGATCAAACCCGTGGAACTCAGCAGCAGCCATCAACTCATCAATAACATGCCAAGCACCAACAGCAAAAATCAGCAAGCTGATAATATAGGCAGCCCATAATTGAGTTGGAAAGATTGCCACCAGGCCAAACAGCACCACACCAAGAATCATCAGCACAAAGCCAATTTTGATTGTCATCTCTTATTCCCTCCTTGTAGTTTAGTCATTAGTTGCATCAAGCTCAATTGATCTTCTGCAGACAGCGAGTGAAACACCGCCAAGAACTCAAATGCTTGCGCAACTTCACGAAAGAACTTTGCCTTGCGTTCATCTGGCCCTGTCTGCGGGATATTCATGCTGCCATCTTCCGAAGGATATTAACAGCAGCTACAAGCCCTGCATGATCAAGTTCATCATCATCATCATCACAACGGCTCTCGTGAACTTCAACCTCAAGCGCAGCATCCAGAATAATGCGGCTGGCCAGTTTGTTAAAGCCTTCAACTGCTGCATCATCAAAGTCAGCAGCCACCATCATCTGGTCTGGATCAATTTCATTGAGCATTGCAGCTATTTGAAAAGAATTATATTTCATGATTGTCTCTCCTTGTTAATTGTTTGTGCTGCTCTTCTTGCCTCTGACCACAGTTGACCTTTTTTGATGTAAGTTCATGCTAACCTCTTCAACTTTGTGACAGTCAACTTTCTCCATCCGCCACTCAACTTACCTCTGAACATATACCAGTGCCCGATACTGCCTGCTTCAACTAATGGCTTACCCATTTCTGCATATGTTGCACGAGGTATGGTTACAATGATGGAACCTGTATCATCATCCACAAACATATTCAACCACAGGGAATTATTCTTCACAATCCTTCCGCCGCGCTTTGCAACTGATCCATATTCGTTAGCATCTCGTTGGTTGAGTGCTTTTATTTCACCAATGATAATGTACTCGCCATCTGCATTGACATCAACTATGTAGCTGACTGGCATACTCAGGCCAGCAGCCAAATAGTCCTGATACATCTCCCCAAACATCCGCTCAGCAGGAAACAAATCAGCCCATGCCACTTCGGGATTCTCAACCATGCGCTTCTCGGCAGCAGTGAGTTCAAATCCATTCTTGATTTTATTCATCAGGCCAACAGCCTTCTTCTCACCAACACCCTTGACTCCAAGCCAGCCACCAACCAGCTTGCCATCCTTTACTGACCAGTTGATTTCAGACAACTGTGGATCAAACGGAATGTATTCAAATCCTTCCTTCACCAACTCGCGCAGCATCTTGATAGCCTGATCTGCATCCTTCAGGTTGCGAAGAGTGGCAGCAGCAAACTCCAATGGATAATGCGCCTTCATGTATGCGCACCAGTAGCTGATCAAGCCGTAAGATACACCGTGCGATTTATTGAATGACCAAGAGCCATGCGTGCTCATGTGCTTCCATATATCAATTGCATCTTCTTTGTTGATGCCGTGTGTGTCAGCACCAGCAACAAACTTTTCAATGTACTGGTTGAAATACTCCTCGCCAAGAGTCTTGCTCATTGCCTTGCGGATGCTGGTTGTATCCTCCCAGCTGAAGTTGCCGATGTTTTTTACAATGGCCATGATCTGTTCCTGATACACCATGGTGCCAAGCGTATCCTTGAGGAAGGGTTCAAGAGATGAATGCATGTATGTCACCTCTTCCTTCCCGATACGCCGCTGCACAAATTCATTTGCTGCACCGTTGTGGAGTGGGCCAGGCCGTGCCAGTGAGGTGATTGATACAATGTCTTCAAAGATGCGCACACCCATCTGTGCGGTAAGGCTCTTCAGTGCATAGCCTTCAAACTGGAAGATGCCTGCATAGCGTCCAACAGTAAGTAAATCAAATGCAGCCTTGTCCTCAAGTGGCAATGTGTATAGGAATTCATTTGGCTTCCCGATCTGCTCAAGTGCATCCTGCAGAATGATGAGTGTGCGCAAACCTAGTGCATCAATTTTCAGCATATTGATTTTCTCTGCATCATACTTATCAATACACGCCACCCCTTCAGCAGTCACACCGCAGTAATTGTGTACAGGTGCATTACACACAATGACCCCTGCTGCATGAATGCCGCTGCTCTTTGCGTGCTCTTCCAGCTCACTTGCAATTGCCAGTGCAGGATATTTCACCAGCAGCGCCTTGCCAACATCAAGGCTTTCAAATGTATCCTTCAGGCAGAAGGCTGCACGCGCATCACCACCACTCCGTTCAATCACCGCATCCTTGACAGGCTTCACTTCCCATTCAGGAATGCGCAAGGCTTTGCTGACATCGGTGATTGCACTCTTGGCCTGATAGGTTAGGATGGTGCCAATGCGCGCCACATTGTCCACACCATATTTGCCCTGCAGATATTTGAACACCCAATCCTTGTCAGGGAAGTCAATATCAATATCCGGCAAATCAGCTCGGGTGATATCAATGAACCGCTCAAACAGAAGGTCATGCGGTATTGGATCAACCTCGGTGATGTCCATGAGATAACAAACAAGACTACCAGCAGATGATCCACGTGCTGGGCCAACCAACATTTGCTTCTTCGCTGCAACGCACAGGTCATTGACCAAGTAAAAATAATCTTCAAACTTTTTCTGTGCAATCATTTTCAGTTCACGATCTAGCCGTGCAGCATACACCTTGTCCTTGAGGTTGATGTTCTTTCTCTTCGCGCCCTCAACACAGAATTGCCGCAAGGTCTTTTTAGAGATGATGTGAATATTTTCTGCCTTTGGTAATGAGACATCAATCCCTTTTGTAAATGATTTCCATGCAGGCTCAAAAGAATCAGCACCAACATGCGGAAGGGCAGCAGCCAGCTCTTCATAATTGAGGATGTGCATTGGGCTGGTCTTGCTATCTGGGTTGCGGCACAGGATTTCATATGCGCCTCGATGCTCTGGGCGTGGGTAATAGTTATCAGATACTGCGATTTGTGGTAGTTGTGCGTTATTGGCCGCTGGCACACTCCACCGATAATCGCTGGGACTTACTCCCACCCATATATTCTTATGGCCTTTAGCACGTGCTAGCATGGCTGAATTCTGGAGTATTACACGGATGTTCTTGGGATTAACAGAAAGCAGGTCATCAATGCCGATTCTTGGTTGGTAATAGAAGAAGGTATGTGACATGTGGACTATGCCATACAATTCCTTTAGCCCTTCATCATTCACCGCAACAAAAGTTGCCCACATGCTCGGTGCACGATCTTTGTTTGAGAATACATCATCAACAATTCCAATCACCACCCCGAGCAACGGAACTTTGTCTGCCTTCTTGCACGCAGCATGGAATGGAATATGCCCCCAAGTATTTGTGTCAGCAATCAGCACGTGCGTTCCAGTACAGGCTGCAATGACCTTATCCAGCTGGCCATAGACTTGACCAAATGAGAACTGGGTGCGAACTTTATCAAGCATCATGACTTCTCCCCCTTTGCTTTGTTGATCATTACTTGAATTTCAATCTGTGCATTCTCACTCCAAGCATCGCCGTGTTGGATGTATAACTTGAGCAGAAAGAATATCACCGCAGCTTGCTCATCTTCTGATCTTGTATTTATTTTATGTCCAGCCAACCGCATCAGATTGGCCAGTTGGATGCAAGTAAAGTTTGGACGGCCAAGAATTGAAATCAGCGCAGGGTTCAATTCATCCAGCATCGCAAGACGCGCATTAGCAAGCTTGAGCTCATCTACAAGGATTGCTAAATCAGCACCGCTGATATTTGCTTGTTCATTTGGATTAGTTTCAGGTTGGCTCATGATCAATACCCCTTGTAGCCGCGATATGCCCTGTACTCCTCCTCTGTTGCTACAGAGATGACACGCACATCCTCTGCCTTCACCTTTGGGCCAGGCATATGCTGCTCTGCCTGAGACTTCAGGAAGCGGTCAATGTCCCAGACTTGGTGAGTGGTGATTACATCCTTGTTCTTTTTGGATGGGTCTGCCTTGCATATGTAAACTGTTCTGATGCTACTCATGTCACTCTCCTTCTAAAGTTATAGTGCCAATTTGATCCAAGATGAGCCGTGTCAATGCACCAACAGCATATGCAAATGGCTCATCATCTATTGTGTTGACCTGCTCCATCTTCCACAGCACTGCATGAACAACTTCATGTGGAACAACTTCATTGAGCTCAGCATTACCAGCAACAACAACAGTTCCGGTATATCTGGCAGGGAGGCAATTGCCAGAAAAGAATCCTTCAGACATTTTGCCCTTGCCCAACTTCCACTTTGTTCCACCGCTTCGGAATTCTCTCATCACATCCTTTGCATGCGGCAGCACTCGCACATGTAATTTGATTCCTTTATAACTTACATCAAACACTTTCAGGGCACGGGTTGCCATGGCCATCTCCTTGGTATTGGTTTGCGTAACTTCTTTGTTCTGCGTGGCATCATCTCTTTGGCCTCCATATCATCTCTTGTTGATTGCCAACTCTTGTGCTACTCCTAAACCCGCAACGCCGATAGAATGCAATCAAGTCCATCAGGTCAATTGGTGAATCACCATACGGGATAGCGCGAAGAAAGATGCACCATCCACGCTGCTGAGCATGCTGCTGTGCGAGATGAACAAGCACCCTTCCATATCCATTCTCGCGCCACGCCGCATTAACAAGCAGGTTGCTCATCTCAACATACACCCGCGTGTCATTGGCCCTCTTGATGTAACTATCCTCTGCCGATAACTGGAACAAGCTGACCTCGCCATATACCTCAAGGTCACCATTGCTTGAGGACAAAGGTTTGTAGGCAATTGGCTGGCACTACAATTCCCCTTCCAAAAGCTCATAGAACTTCTTGTTGAGGGCAGCAAGCAGCTGAGTGTGCAGCGCTGATAGCTTGCTCAACCGTTTTTTGCTAATTACATTTTGCCAGTATCCATCTGGGTCATAAGTGTATTCACGTGTGCGCTTAGCAAACAGCCAGCCATCAGTGACAATTGCGCGGTGCCTGTTTGCATCAGTTTTCAATGTGATTTGGATTTTCACAGCGGCATCCCCTTCTTATGCATCCAGCAGACGATCTCATACAAAGATTCAACATCGCCCATTGCACGGTGAGCATTTTGAATCTCTTTGCCAGTTGCCATCTTGTAAAGGTCACCAAGTTTGATGCGATGGTTCTTGATGTGATGCGTGGCCTCAACTGTGCAGATGCGACGCATTGGCCACGGGAATAACCCCATCTTGCGCGCCCTTGTCATCTCAAACTCCATCAGCGCAAAGTCAAATGCCGCATTGTGTGCAACACCTTCGCTCTCTGCAAGAAAGAACTGGGCAAGTTCTTCAAAGTGGCTTCCAAATGATGGCTTGCCCTCCAGCATTGCCTCGGTGATGCCGCTCCACTTTGGAACATCCTTGGGCAGCACAATAGGAGGCTTACACAAGAACTCAATGCGGTCAATAATTTTCATATTGCGCACATCCACCTTCACTGCAGCAAACTCAATGATATGCGGTTGGGCATCAAGCCCAGCAGCTGATGGTTTGGGCAAACCCGTAGTTTCTGTGTCAAGAATTATCATGATATAAATCCTTTCTCTTTTGCAATCCAAGCCTTCATCACAATCTCCTTTTCATCATACGAATCCATCTGTGACTTTGGCAACCAAATTTCTTCACCATCTGTGGTCTTGATCAAGATTGCCTTATCAAGCATGCGCATGATGGTATAGTCCTCACCATCAAGCCTGTACCACTCCATTGATCCTTTATTTTTGCTCATGGCTCCCTCCGCACAATGAACTTGAGGTCTGTGCCCAAGATTGCCTTTGTGTTGAAGATGCAATAGTGGTACAGGCGTTTGCCGGCAATCACCGGATTGGTATGCGATGATGTGTACACCTCTTGCGCAATTCGGATGTTACGGCCATCAAAGAATTCCTTGAACTCATCCAGTTCCTCCTCGGTGCAATGCATCCCGAGATGCGACACAGAGTTGACGCGTGCATCATGATTCATCCAGTTCTGGCCTTCAGTGTAATGCAGCACCTCAAATTCCTTTGCTGCTCCCAAATCATAATTGAATGCAAGGTCTGCTTCATTGCGGCCACCTTCACAATACACAGTTCCGCTTGCCACCACATGATCACGTGCCCATTCAGCAGCGCCCAATGCTGTTAGCAATTCAATTGCAGCAGCTGGGTCAATAGGGCAGATTGCAATTTGTTCGATCTTGAATTTCATTTTCATTTCTCCTTTAAGCGCCATATGGCAAAATTGTTCCGGTGAGATACTTGTGATGTTCTTTGTTCTGCAACAGATATGCCAGGAACTCAGCAACCAATTGCGGTGGTGTCTCTTCGCCAGTGAGCAAGCCCTTCAGCTGATACTCCTGCGCAAACTCCTTTGTCCATCCACGGGTAGCAACAACCTGCTCATCAATGGAATCAGACATGCCAGTGCCATGCAATTTGTTTGGAGCTATCCCGAACACCGTGATGCCGTGAGCTTTTGTCAACTCACGCGCCAGCTGGAGAGTCATGATATGTGCCGCACCCTTGCTGGCGTTATAGGCTAGGCTGCAAGTCATCGGCATATGCGCCGCATTGCTTACAATGTTGACAACTGTGCCCCTGCTCTCAATCAGCATTGGAAGGCAAGCCCGAGTCATCATGTAGATGCCCTTTGAATTCACACCCATAACCTTGTCCCAATCCTCCTCGGTGAAGTCCTGCAACCAGTTGATGATATTTACACCAGCACAGTTGATGAGCACATCCAGCTTTCCTCCCATGTGATTATAAATTTCATTTTGATCTGGATGCAGGACATCATCACCATACTCAATGTCAAACATAGTTACTCTGTGCCCTGTTTGCTTCAACGCAGTTGCCATGGCCGCACCAAGTCCGTTTGCTGCACCTGTGATTAAAATATTACTCATTTGTATTGCCTCCTGTTATTGGTTTTGTGTTGCTGCTGATAAGTGATTCAACCATTGCGCCATATACTGTATCATCACGGATGCTGTCTTGATGAGTCAATCCGCTATTGGCAAAGCGGGTTATCTTTACAATCTTGAGTTCAAAAAGATGCCAGCGAAGAAAATCATCAACTGTCTTCAGCACCACCCCATTTGGGAATAATGCAACCATCACATTGCCAACATTCAGATAGTTGTTTCCATAGACAGCATTGCGCCCTTCAAATGTTTCAGCAGCTTCCCGAAGGATGTCAGCAGCATTAGGTGGTTGTGCCATTTTTAGAAGGTCACCAGAACAATTTGGGCTAATTTCCAATTCAACTTCTGCCCTGCCGCAGGTCTTGCATTTGGCAAGAACAACATCACCATTGCGATCTGTTAGGCTTGCTGGAAGCCCAGCATCACCTTTCTTCCATAATACATGTTTCATATTGCCTCCATGTTGTCAATCATTCTAGTGAACCCAGCATATGCCGGATCAATTCTATTGCCCGTGCCCTTACTTGAATCATTTGCCAACTGGTCACGCTCTGCGCAATCTTCTTCAAACCTCGGATGCCATTCGCAATACTTGGAGCCTTTGCGATGCGGGAAATGAAGCCCACCAGTACAATTACACATTGGCAATGGCCCCATTTCCTTTTCAACCCGATGCCAGTCAATTGCCCAATTCCGTTCGCCACACTTTGGGCATTTTGGCTGATGGATATATTGCTGAGGATTTCTGCGCAATGACCTCCTCGCATCGCACGTGCGCCATTCCCCATCGTGCTTGGTTGGTGTCTTGCGCTTTACCCTTCCAAGGCACCTGCACGGATAGCGTTTGCTGTTGCTCATAATGTCTCCCCAAACCTAATTAAGCGCCAGAACCATTTAGCAATAACAACCAACTTGGATGGCTCATCATCAACAATCGGGCTATAGCGGCCTGTTGGATCAGAGCGCAGCGCCCGAAGTTGTATGCCGGTGTATGGATCATAGTCCATGATTATCTCAGCGTGATGTAACACTTAGTTTGCTGAGCAAGTTTGACCAATGGCCTTCTTGTAGGGCTATCTGCGCCCCACCACCATTGCTTGGAGCTGAGTCCCTTGTCATCTTGCTGATTTATTTTTGTATCAGCTCCAACATGCCACATGCGGCGTGGAATCTTGGGAAGGTCGCAATGGCTGCGCAATCGCCTTGCACATTCCTGCTTGCCTTGATGTGGCTTGCTATTTGACCTGCGCACACGGCTTGTTACCTTCCTGCGCCCTCTGAACTTGCCTCCCTTGCCGCGTGATTTGTACTTGTCTTCTGCAACAAGTTCTTCACGCCGCAAATTGAAACCAATTGTGTTGTGGGCAAATTCAGATGATGCAATTGCGATTGCGCCCATTAATGCTGCCAATCTTTTGAATGCTGTCATGTTGTACTCCTCTTCAGTTGTGAATGACACTTCATCTCAAACCGCTCAACCTGTAGGCAGGTCAGGCCAATGCTGCGCCACATGTCCACTACGCAATCCCTGTCCTCAAGAACAAACAAGACATTGCCAGCATCGCCAACAGCTTGAGCAAAGATGCCACGCTTCAAGTCAACATCGCTTTGCATATCACCTTCTTTGCGCATATACAAATCGTCATATGGCACGTGATACTGTTGCAGTTGGGTGCGTGTTTCCTTCTCCCACTTATCTGGACGGCCTGTGATCAGAATGACTGGGTGGTGTGGTGCCATCCGGTGCAATATTTCATGCACCGCTTTCTTCGGGGCATCCAGATGGAGCTTACTGTTGTATTCATCAAACTTCTGCGCATCAGATAAATGCCTGCGGTGCGTATGATCAAACAGCGTACCATCCAAGTCACAGATGATGATTTTGTTCATGACATTGCCCTCCTATGCCTTTCTGCATCACAGCGCTGAGCAAATTTTGTTTGACGCTCCGCATCAGCCATGTCCCCATCTTGACGAGCAAGCCCAGCCATATCCCAAGCTTGGTCAGATTTGCGAAGGAGGGTAGCATCATCCATGGCCTCCAAGTCAGCATCACTATAATTGGTGCTCATCTCTCACCCCTCCTTTCTCATGTGGTCAATTATCTTCAGCAGCTCACCACGCTCCTTCAGGTCTGGGAACTTCGCCAAAGCAAATGCCTCAATCTCAGCAAAGTAATCGCGCTCCTTCTTAAACAGAAACAGCTCAGCCCACGGATGAACCTTCAGGACTTCATCCACCATTGCATTCACAACCTTCTGATATTCGGATTGTGTGCGGCCACCTGTGCGGCTCTTAGCAAGGTCAACAAAGGTGCGCAGGTTAAACTTGCAGATGATGTTGGTGGCAATGTTTGTGGGCAGGATACCTCGGGCATCTTCGGATGCAACGCCTGCAGCAACTAAGCTCCTGTATGAGAATTTAATCTCTTGCAAGATGTTATCAACCTCTGCTTTTGCCATTGGCTCTGCAAGAATTGCATCTGAGTACACATAGTCAAAATCGCTCATGTCATTGACGCGCATTGACTGCTGAGCATAACTGGCCGCCCTAGTCCGAACTTGCTGATGGGTGTACGCACGGCTCACCCCCTCAACCAAGAATACATATGAAACAAACTCCCAGCTGCTTGGGATAGTGTTGGCCATGTATTCAAGTTCCTTGAGCTTTGCTGACTCGGGCATCTCAGCAATCTCATCCAGCAGGTGAGGGCTGAGGGTGAGGCGTGTACTCTTGGTGAACAGCAGGAGTTCAACCGCATCCTGTGTATGGCTTATCAAAGTGACTTTCATGTTACAACTCCTTTCTCATATCATATGCGCCCTGATTCAGCATCCTACGAATTTTGAATACATCTTCATAGACATCATCCAACAGGATATTCCGCCAACACGCAAAGCGGCCCAACGAGTAGATGCCCAACTTTTGCGTCAAGTTGAACATGAACAACTTTCTTGCCCCATCATCAATCGGGGCAATCTTGCCATACTTCTGCTCACCTGATTTGATAAGCTGACAAGATGAATCAAGAAGTCCAAATGCTTCTGATGCCAGTTCCAGTTGGATGGTGCTAAATGTTTCATCCTCCTTTGCAGACTCAAGAATTAAATCACCGCCTGTGAGGGTGGCGCGATATAATGACATGCTTGGATCAGGGAAATAAATTGTCTGGTGAACATCGCAATCCTCAATGCGCCAACGCTCAGTGTAGATAGGCTTGTGAGAGAAGTCATCAGCAATATCATTAAATGGCTTTGGGGTGTTGGCAACCCGAACCATCACAGGCATTGGAATGGTGCTGATGATTGGCATTCCAGTCCGGTCAATTGCTGATGTATCCCCTTCGCGCAGCCCCTCTAATATGATAATGTCAGAATTGATGCCGGCAACCCTGGCCCCATAGTCAATCCTGCTCTCAAGAATGTCAAGCATCATCATATGAAAGTCTGGAGGAGCGACAAACCGTTCAACTGGCTCCACATTCCAGATGCTGCGCGGCAATATCTTGCCTGACACCTTTTGTGAGTAGAGATTTGCCAGCATTGGGTTGGGTTGATGAAAATCCCCTAAGTACCAAATTGACTTTCGCACAAGAACTTTCCTGAATGGAATTCCTGTCACTTTGCTGATGGTGTCATTGCGGAACCGCAACACTGCGTTGTGGTTGTCTGGTGGCACAGTTGAGCCCTCCAAGACGTGTGCGCGCGGATTCATTATTGCAGCGACACACCCTGCCATACCTGCCCCGAGTATTATCATTTCACTTCCTCCTTAAACATTAGTGCTTTGGTTGCTACGCTCTTTGCTTCCTTCAAAGACTTGGCGCATTTGATTCTCTGTAAGGCAAGTGACATCTCATTCAATCTCTCATATGGCGCGTGAGCCCTTGCGCGCTTCTCCTCAAATCTTGCATCACTTTTTGCTCTGCGCTTTGCTACGCTATCAGGATGATGCTGCATACAGTATCCATCCTTTTTTGCATCGCGTGGGCATTGGTGAGTTCTGCCCCAATCGTGATTACTGACTTGGGCCTTACACCGCATTGTCAATTTTCTTATCACACATTCCTCCGGATGGATATTGCCTCATAACCATACCGGACTATGACGCGGTTGATATCTGACTCAATGAACTTGGCAACTTGATTGAGTTGGTTGGCAGTAGCATCTGGATAAAATTCTTTCAAGTCTGCCGTTGAGTCAGTCTCAGCACAAACAAGCAAGCTGTGAATGATGCCACGCGCTGCCTGTTTTGCTGTCATGCCATTAAGTGATTTTGCTGCCATGATTCCCTCCTAGAAAGTATAATTATACTACTCGCAAAATGCGATAAAAGAGCAATGTAAAAGGCTGGACAGAGGGTATCTGCCAGCCTTGTTTCAAAATCTCCATCTTAGTTGTAGCCCTGCGAAGCCTGTTGCCTTTACATTGTTCACTGTTGCTGTTGGCACAAGCATAAGATTCAGCCCAAACTTGCCAACATCATACCGGACTTCAGCCCCACCCATCACCGCAATAGGTGCAATTGGATAGCCAGTCACCAATGATACAATTGGGCCAATGGCAATTCCAGCAAAGTGAATTGGCATATAGGCATATGACAGATATGTTGTCAGCTTGTAGTTGCTGTTGTTGTAAAATCCAGCGCCATATACAGAATTGCCCGAGGTGTGTTCATATCCAAGGCCAAAATTATTTTCATTGAGGCTTGGAGTACCAGTAGACCAATTGCACTCTATATATTGTTGCCGGTTGATGAGGCACACAGGCTTTGTTGCTGGGGTGCCATGAGCATCATTACGGTTCCAGTGATAAGCATGAACTGATACCACAAAGAAGTTATCAGCGTGCACTTGCTCACAGAACATTGCTGCGAGTATTAGGATAATGAACAGCACCACTTTCTCAATCACATTCATGATATTCTCCTAGTTGAGCAGGATTGCCCTGGATGCCTCCTGTCACGAGGCATGGGGTGCGATCTTACTTGGACATGTACTCTTCCATCTGCTCTGTGAGAGTCCACAGCGCCTTATTCAACCGCAAGTCTTCATTCACGCTGCCAATCTTCCTTGTGCGTGTCCTGCGGCCTGTTGTTGCTATCCCCTTCAAGCCGCCCTTCATGAAATTTTCCTGAACACGATTGAAGGTGGTCCACAGGTCTGGTGCCTTGTCGGCATCGCGCCTTGCTGCCAGTAGCTGTGGCGCCTTGATGGGTGAGCGATTGTTGCCGGCATCATCCTTCGGATAGCGTAACTCAAGCGCAGCATTGGCATATATCTCCTGCTGCTTTGGGTCTAGGATTATTGCCTTGAGGCTATCAATCTTGCTGAGTATTTTTGGCATCTCCTTTATGATGCTGTATGAACCCTCAATGACCTCATCAGCAATATTGCCGCTGTGCCTCACGCTGATGCTGCCCATGTAAGAAGATTGCACCATCAGGCCATTGGAGCAAATCTTGCGCCAGATGCCGCCATTCAGTTGATACCCAGAACTGCGATCATGCGAATTGACAAGCACCAACTCAGGTATCTCGGGTGGTATCTTGTAGAAGTGGTGCGCATTACCTTCCACAACACGTGGCATGTTTAAGTCCTGCTCACGCCTGAAGCGCAACATGTGCTTGGTGAACATTCCCTTGCCGTCAATGCGAGTGCGCGATTGAGAAGCCTTCACAGGGAAGAATCCCTCATTGCGCAATGCATTCACAACCCCAATGGTTGGGATGAATGTATAGCGGTCACTCACCTCACCCCATGGCTCAGAGGCAAAGATGCTCGGAGCAACATCCATCAGCTGATCATCACTCAAAATAAGTTCCATCATATTCTCCTATGAATTAACAATTTGTAAAAATTTTACCTTTTGAGCAGCCCTCGCAGCATCCCACGCAGCAGCCCTCGCAGCATCCCACGCAGCAGCCCACGCAGCAGCCCCCGCAGCAGCCCTCGCAGCAGCCCCCGCAGCAGCCCTCGCAGCATCCCACGCAGCAGCCCACGCAGCAGCCCCCGCAGCATCCAATTCTTGAGTAGTCGCCAATCCATTAGCGAAGCGTTCCGCTACATCCAGCGCGTCAATGCTGCGCTGATCGGTCATTAAATGCTGTACCTGACGGGCACACCAGACCGCGAACAATCTCCATTCACGGTCATATTCAGGAGCGGCACGGCAGCACCATAAAGCGTCATCCAGTCCGTTAGATTCAAGGATTACCGAAAATGGCAAAGGTTCATCATCAGCGGTAGTCTTGCCAAGATGCTTGAGCAATTTTGTCCAACCTGATTCGCAGGGGTGACAGGTGCGTATTCTGTTTAGTGTGGTGGTTATCATTTCATTCTCCTAAAGTTAATTGGGCAGGATTGCCCCAGATGCCCTCTCAATATTCCGAAAGGGCATGAGGTGCAGTTCTTAGCTGCTATCGCATGATATTCTCCTAACTAATAAAATGTCCGCATCATTCGGCCAGTGCGGCTTTGCCAGATAAAATGGGCGCTATGCCCGACTACAACAATCCTTTTGTAAGTGGTACAGGATTGCCCGCAATGCCCTCTGTCACAGGGCATGTCGTGCTACCTTGACCAATAGTTGAACTTGGGCTTTGGAGCAGTGTGTGTGGCTTCTACATGCCGCACGTGCGCCGCAATTTCATTGATGTGCTCTTGATTGATAGGGCGCGATGTGGCCAGATAAATGTCACGATTTTCACTGTGAGGGTGCGCCCTGCTCTTTGGCCCTGATGGCCGTGTGATTATGATGTGATTCATATGAGTGCGCTCAACATCATCGTGTCTTTTTTCTTTTCTCATGCTATTCTCCTTTATATAAAGTCTGATGGGTTGCCCATCAGGTCATCGAAGTGCGGGTGCAAACGGTCATGGACTTTCTCAAATCGGTCAATGTCCATCCCAACCCACTCCTCAAACTTTTTCACCAACTCACCCTCGGTGACTACAGCACCATCCGCCCAAACTGAATCATAATAGGTTGAGGTGAGGCGCGTGCCAAGGCCACGATGCAGCGTCATGTACTGATTGCCCTTGGTGAAGGTGTAGTCTGTGTATGCCCATGGATCATGCTTTGGGCCTTCCACGCCATGCTTGATGCTGATAGTGTGGTTGGCCATGTCACACCTCATCTGGCACATCAGACATACTCTCATTGATGCAATCTACCAGACTAGCATCACCAAGGTCAACATCAATGCCCAAGTCACTAAGCATATTAATTGCTATCTCTAAAATGCGAAGGCGCGCACGCGCCTCCTCGCCATCAACCCTTTTGTCGAACAAATGTTCAGCACAGTCTGCTAAATCATTTGCTGTGTTTTGAAATCTACAGTATGACATATTGCTCATGATATCTCTCCATTCTAGTTGAGCAGGATTGCTCTTGATGGCACCTAGCAAATTCCCTAAGTACCATCCGGTGAAATCCTGTTAGTTGTTGCCCATCATAAATGCCACAGTGAGCAGCGCGGCTGCACCAAAGTCATAAAGCATCCACCAAAGGTCACTCATGATATATCTCCATTCTGTTGAGCAGGATTGCTCACACTGCCCCCGATTGCTCAGAGGCAGGTTGCGCACCCCTTACTTCAAGGCGATTGTTGGCAGTTTCTGATTCACATCAGCCAACTTGCCGACACAGGCAATGACCTGCTTTTCATCCGCGAACTTGGCACAGGCCTTCACCAATTCCTTGATGGACTGGCCATCCTTGATCTTGGCAAAAACCTGACCGCGCACCGAACCTTCTTGGAAGGTCTTGCCCTCAGCACCCTTCAGCAACTTGATAGTTGTGTCGGATGTGATCTTGGACTTCTTCCCAGCTGGTGCCGCTGCAGCCTTCGCAGTTGCCTTTGCAGGCTTTGCCGGAGTCTTGGACTTGGCCGTTGCAGCTGCTGGTGCCTTTGCAGGTTTGGCTTCGGGCTTGGTTGCCTTTCCTTTGGCCTTTTCGGGTGCGGCGGGTGCCGCTGGAACTGCTTTTGCTTTTGCTGCATCAACTTCTTGATTCATTTTGATTGCCTCCAATATATATTGAATGTTGCTAGGAATAGGAATCATGCCCATCAGATAGCGGTCTGCTGCCTTCTGGGCACTGTATCCTTCTATTGGCCGCCAATCTTCATAGAACCTTTCGGTGCCCACGTTGATCAGGGTCAATTCTGGTGAGTCCATCGCCACAGCCAAAACCCTCTTGGCTGTCACCTCATAGGCGATGCACGTATGGCCACCATCACGTATAAACGCAATATGGTTAACCATGATTGCGGGCATCCCAGACGTTGCGGGCAGTGAGTTGATTGATGCCTGCATATGGAGCAGCCTTGTAAACAACTGGGCGGCTCATGTCTGGGTACTTATCAAGCAACGCATTGACTGCATGCGTTGCGCAGATTTGTTCCTTCACCGCTTTCTTGCGAAGCTCCAGCAAGAAGTTGATGGCCTTTTCTGCCATTGGCTGTTCAACTGCTTTGAATTTCGGAGTTGCAATTGCTACGGTTTGATTTGCGTTTTTCATGATGATTCTCCATTCTAAAGTTAAGTGGGCAAGATTGCCCGCAATGCCCTCTGTCACAGGGCATGTCGTGGAATCTTATTTGCCGTATGGTGCAGTGATGACATCTTCAAAATGAACTTCAAGGACATCACCATCAATAACATGCCAAGCCATACACAAAACATCCAGCATCCCATCTTTGTGAATCTTTTGGATGGTGCCTTTCAACTTTGCGCCGATCTGGTAAAATTTTATTTCATCGCCAACTTCATATTCTGTAGTCTTTGTTATTCCATCATTTGTGTTTTTCATTTCATTCTCCTTCATTGAGCAGGATTGCTCCTGTTGTATCCTCAGACTTGACTCTAGCCTATGCTGAAGATACAACGAGAGTTGACTGGGTCATATCGCGCTATCCATATTGCGCTTATGTCGCCAATCCAATACGATGGGTTGTACCGTATTGTGGAGGCTTATACTCCTCAGTCACGCAAGCCGAACCTGCTACCTGTGCTGAGCTTTCTTTTTGATTGTCTTCCCTGTACATGGGAGGTCACTTTCGCGGTGCTGCACCCTCTCGGGTGGGGCGGTGCTAGGTGGCTATGAGCTATCTGGGACTTGACTTTGAACTAACCAGCGACTACATCCTCATAACGTGAAAGAATTATCTTATATATAAGGCCTGAAAGGTGAAATATATTTCACAAAATGTGCAAAAAAACACTTTACTTTTCTGAAAAACTGTAGTCCAACTTTCACAAATTGCTCTTTACTTTTCACGGAAAATCATATGCAGAAGCGGTCTGTGGCAGGACAATTTGCAAGGTCTTGCGCGCCCTTGTTGCTGCTACATAAAATACTCGGTGCTCATCATCGCCCATGTTGTGAAATACCTTCCATGACACATCACTGATAATAGTCACGTGATCTGCCTCACCGCCTTTCACTGTGTGAATAGTGCTTATGTGGATGCGCGGTTCTTTGTCTAACTTCTCTCCACGCCGCAACGCAACCAGATAGTATTCAGCATCATCCATCTCCACAAGCGCGTCATGCCAAATCGCATCAGTGAGCAGCCCCCAATCTTTCTTCAGCTCCTTCATGGTCAGCTCACCTGTGGCGCCACGTAATGCCTTAAATCCTCGGGCAACGCCTGATCCAACCTTCAGATATTGGTATGCTGCTCGGATAGAGCCAACATCAACCTTCTTGCCAGCGCGCAAAGCCTCCCACGCCTTGACTGCTATCACTGCGCTTTGGTCAATGCTATTTGCTGACTGCGTTGTATATGGATACCCTTCGCTGCGCAAATACTCCTCATATTTTTTGAGAAGATATTTATTGCGTGCAAGCAATAGGTTTGTTCCTTCGCGGATTTCAATTTCACCAACATTGGTAACAAAATCTATTGTCCCGCCTTCCGCATTTGGTTCCCATTCCTTTTCATAGCGGTGATCAATGCGTGCAGATATTTTATTTGCATAGGAATGGATCACACTTGGCAGCCGATATGATTTGCCCAGCACCTTCTTATCTCCAGTCAGGTTCAGGAATGTATCAACATCAGCCCCAGACCATTTGAAAATTGCCTGATCATCATCACCAGCTATGTACTTGCGATTGGCATTGGCTGTGGCAATCTCAATTACCTTCCATTGACTCTTGCTTAGGTCTTGAGCTTCATCGATGATTGCAACTTCAATATCCAGCGGCTTGCCTTCAGCAATATATCTATCAAGCATATCATTAAAGTCCAAAAGGCTTTTCTGCTCTTTGTATGAATTAAGCGTATCCAAAAACCGCTTAAATTCAAACCACGAAAAATCAAAATCAAGTTCATGGAACTGCTCCTCTTCAGTTATCAGTTTGGCTCTTGCCAACCCGAGTGTGTACAGCATTTGATCACCAACATTTGACGTTGGTGCCACCATCCCTTCAGACAGGTCTGTATATCCAAATTGGATGCCAAGCGCCTCTCCAATCTTTTTATAATCGCGGAATTGCATCACATCCTCGCGGCTCATACCCATCTCTTGAAATACCAGACTGTGAATTGTCCTAAAGTATGGAAGCTGCGTGCGCTTGAAATGGAACTTCTCACAAGCACGCATGATAGCCTCGTTTGCACCCTTGCGGGTGAATGTTGTATAGAGTAAGTTATCAGGCCTGACCCCATCAGCAAACTCTTTCTCAACTGTGGAGATGCAGAAGGTTGTCTTGCCGCATCCAGGTGGACCAAGTATCAATTTTTGAGTTGTCATTTTGTATCCTTTATGCGTTTGCTTGCAATCTTGAAATATTCTGCATCAAGTTCCATGCCAATGAATGAACGCTTGAGAATTTTACAGGCCACACCAGTTGTGCCGCTGCCCATTGTGTTGTCCAACACAACATCGCCTTCGTTGGTGTATGTGCGGATAAGGTACTCGCACAGGGCTACGGGTTTTTGGGTGGGGTGAAATTTACCGCCCCCACCGTTAGGTACAGAGGCAAAATCGAGTACAGACTCAGGTGTTTTTGTTTCGCTATCGTAGAGGGTGTACCCTCCTGACTTAAGGCCGGTTACATGTTCGCTTTTGCCCGCCCCAGAACGTATCGGTTTACGACACGCCTTTTTACTTGCCTCACTATTCCGTTCCGTTTTTTGAGGATTGTAAATAGTTCGCCCCTCGCAGAATATAAGCACGTCCTCGTGATAGCGCATTGGCTGATACTTTGCCGTTGCAAAGCCGCTCCCTGAGTTTTTGCGCCACACCCATACATACTTGAACATCTTAGGGTTGCTCATAACCAATGCACTTGTGAATGGCTGTGCCCCAAACAACACAATTGCCCCATTTGGTTTGATGATTCTTTTGTATTGCTCCCACAGAGGCTCAAATGGAATAATTGTGTCCCACTTATTGACTGTTGTGCCATATGGCAAGTCACACAGAATCATATCCACAGACTGGGCTGCCAACTTGGCCATAAGTTTCAAGCAATCACCTTGCAATAATTTAATCATCAGAACTTCCCTTCTTCAAATTCCTCTTCTGTGATCTGGATACAACAAGTTGTCTTGCCGCATCCAGGTGGGCCAAGTATTAGTTTTTGGCTACTCATATTGGCTCCCAGCAATATTGTTGTGGTAAAATTTGTCAACTCCAATGTGACTTGAAATATCCATCAAGAATCTTGGCTCATGGAATAACTCTTCAAGCTCAGTAATTGTGAGTATCAAGGAATTGCCAGAATCAGTGATACACTCTGCTGTTGCTAACCCATTTTGGGTTGTTATGGAAATGACAACCGCATTGCCAACTTTGCGCCCATTCCGAGTGCAAAGTTGTGCGCCAACCTCCATGTAGTTGCCCGAACTTTTGCAAGTTGCCCACTCTGGGAAATCAGGGTCATATTCTTTCTCGCTCATGTCATTCTCCTTTTCTTTGGCATTCTATCCACTACACTATATTTGTAAAAATAAATTCCGTATGCTGCGCCATTCAGAAGTTCTAGCAACATCTTCACACTAGTTCTTTTTGGCACTCTTATTATCTCCATCACCTCAATGTTTAATCTTCTTGCCTCTTCAACATTGACTTGAGCAGTGGCAATTATTATTTTATTTTTCATCAGAACTTCCCTTCTTCAAATTCCTCTTCTGTGATCTGGATACAACAAGTTGTCTTGCCGCATCCAGGTGGGCCAAGTATTAGTTTTTGAATTGTCATAATGAACCCCATTGCTCTGCCATTGCATCAGCAATCCCCAAAAATGTTCTACTCCTATCCATTGAGCGTGTTGGTGATGGCAACATCATATGACAGCGTGCACGAATGTTATATGGCAATTTCATCATTTCACCCTTTACATCATTGGTTGGGGATAATAGCGGCAAATTCCATAACCATAAACAAGTTGCCTTAGTTTCAAGGTGACCAAACATGTATGGTTGAACAATTTGAGACTGTTGTAATTGGATCAACTGTTTAGCATGCTTGTGCATTATTGGATTTTCAATACATCGCAATGGAATGTGTTTTGCTTTTGCGAACTTTTTAAAGAATTGCGCACCATTTCGCAAATCTCTCCAACGCGGTAAATATTTCCCATTTGATAATTTCCCATCAATGTATAGATGTTTTGCTCCGCTGTTTGATAAAAATTGGCAAGGTGGATGAGCAATGAGCAAATCCCAATTTTCGAAAAGAATATCATCAATATTTCCGTGATAATGATTCCCTGGCATTTCAGTTGGCAACAAGTCACAGCTCCATGCGTTATGACCTTTTTTTGCAAATGCATTACGCACAATGCCTGAAAATTCACAAGCAACTAGAACATTCATAATTAAAATTTCCCTTCTTCAAATTCTTCAGTTTGCTCGGATGGGCTTGGAATACTCCACGCTTGTACGCACTTGCCCTTGATATTGAATTGCTCGTGCCGTCCACCCATGTCACCAATCATTGCCCAGATTTGACGCGGCTTGAAATCCCTGAAGTGAACTTGGTCAAGATACTTCATCAAGTCAATTGAGCGAAAGTAGGTGCGTCCATCCTTCTCATTTGGGAATGGTTTGCCAAGCAGCAACTCATCAATGGCCTTGGCCTTATGCCTACCTGTGAGAAACACCTCAAGGTGTAGAAAGAATTGACCCTTTGGCCCAGCATCACGTGGCGCTTCAATCACCTCTTGATTCTCTAGCCGATCACGCACAATTGCTTCCCACTCTGGTTGCTTCATGCGCGTTGGCAGTTTGCTGATCTTCTCAATGCACAGAAGCCTGAAACGATCTTGTAGCAGCAACTGGGTTGGTTCCACCTCCATCCTCACCCCTTCCACATCAATGAAGAATGTAGGAACTTCGCTGTTAATACGAACCAGCTTGCCAATGGTGACTGGAATATCCTCACCGCCACTGCCAACCCCAAATGTGCGCTTCTTGCATATCTCTTTATTACAACACTGTACAATTGGCTGCTTGTCGCAGGTGTAGAAGTAAGTCTTGCGGCTCAATGACCGGATTGCCTGTGACACTTCTGTCACCCCTAGTGGCGGCGATATAAAGTCACGGTTGTATTCCTCAAGGACTTCTTTCCACGTATCCCCAAATTTGCTTCGGGCATATACACCCATATTGAATAGGCCCATGTTGCGGGTGCCCTGCGGGAAGCCTGATGCTGCTAATGCTTGGAGGCAGGGCGGCCCATCACTGAAAGCGCCATCACTTATCTGAACTTCAAAGTTCTCAAGCTCTGTTAAGCTGAGTGCCATCTTGTGAGCATACTCAATAAACTTTTGGGCAGATAATTTCTTGCCCTTGTAAATTGCAAACCGTTCTGTTTTCTCTGCATCATAGTATGGCATGTTGATCCAGTTTCCTGTATCACTTTTATTTGCCAACTTGATTTGCTTCGGGAATATTTCCAGCCCTGCATAACCCAAGGCAATAACCCATTCCATACATTTTGATCTTGCCAACTTTGCTGTTACTGGCTCTTTGAAGAATACATAAAGATGTGCACCATCACTCTTGCTCTTACAGTGCACCAATGGCAGCTTCAACTTGGTTATCTTCTCGCCAAGCGCAATATGGTCTATCGGATATACATCAACATCAATTGCTGCCCAATGTACATTCGCATCATCATCAATCGGGATTATTCCAACCCCTGCTTTACCGTTGAGGTGTTTTGCCCAAAGGTCAACTGTCACTTCATGTTGAAGTGTAATTGCCTTGCCGCCCATCTTGCCTTTATTATCCTTGACGCCTGACACCACATATGTGCCATGTGCGCGCATCAACCCAGTAAATAGCTTGAAGAATTCTTCAGCTAGATTCATGTCAAGCTCCTGAGTATTATTTCAATTTGGCCAAATAAGTTGGCAAATGACGATCACGAATTTCAGACACATTTGGATATGCTGATCCAACCTCCATATCTTTTGCTATTGCTTGCGCCAGCGCCATCTGTGATGTGTCTGCGCTGAACCAATGGCTGGTGCTATATAAATTTGACCCATAGCGCATGATGGCTGCTTCTTCTGCAGAAGCAATTAGCTGTGAGTGTAATGCCTGGACTTTATCAATAATAAATATTGTTAATAGCATACCAATAACAACAAGGAATAGAACGGCAACAACCCACCAAGCAGATTCATAAAAGCCCATGATACTCTCCCAAATATAAAGTGAAACAGGATGGGCATTGCACCCATCCTGGTTGTATTACTTAGAACTGCTCAACATCACTTCCTGTTTCACTGCCGAGGTCATGGACAACTTTAACAGCACCCTTGGCGATGGAATCGCGGAAAGCCTTTGCTGCCAGATACAGCTCAACATCATCCGCATCACTAAGGTCAAGCTGACGCTTGACTGTGAAGTCCCAGTTGAACCAGTCGCCCTCATCATTTGACTCGGGCACCGTCTTGACTGTCACAATGGAATAGAACAGTGGCGGTGTATAGCGTTTGCCGGCACTGTTTGTTTCCTTCAAGCCATCCAGTTCAGTCATCAGGCGTTTGGACTTCTTGATGCCGCTGCTGGCGCAGCAAATCAGCACGCGTGTCGCACCGCCATCTTCATCAAGTTGCAACGCGAAGTGATAGCGTGTGTCTTGGATGCTGTTGCCATTTGGCAGAACCATTTGGCGTTTGCCTTCGCCATCCACTTGCTCAGTTGCCTTTGTCAAGGCAGGATCAGTTGGAGCGTGTTCACCCCTGAATCCACCGCGATTTGGCGCCCACTCAGTGAATTTACGGTCATAGTGACAAATGATGAAGTCAACTCCATCACCATCCGCATCCGCATCAAAGTATTGCTTGGACACAGTATTGAACAAGTTGCCTTGCTCTGCCCCTTTGATGAATTCCTGATTGGCCTTGTTGCATTGTGGTGACAGGCCTTGGAGGATGCGCAGGAAGGGGATGGCAAATGAATCCTTGTCGGTGTTTTCAAATCCCTGACCTGCATCCTCTTCCAGTGACACTGACCGGACTGCCAGCGCTGTCTTCTTTTTGTCCACAACAGCTGGGTGATCAGAAGAGGTCTTGCTTGCCTTTGCTGCTGGTTTGCTTTTTGCTGCTGCTGTCTTTGCGTTTGCCATGATTTGGCTCCTTTATGATTGTTTCCATTTTATGAAAAATTGCAACTTGCTTTGGCAATTTCTTGCCTCCTTCCAACTGCTCACGCACAAAGGCTTTGAATGAAGAAGGGTGAACTGCCTCCTTGAATTCAATAACAATGCCTTCATACGCTTTCTGTGACAACACCTTCTTGATCTTCTCAACAAGATGCTCCTTGCCCTTGCCAAGAACAATATCAACTGTGCTCTTGATCAGGTCGCCATGGCCATTAGCGCGAAGGAATTTGAACACAGCTGGTTCATTTTCCTTTGTGTAACCACCATAGTCATTTTCTTTTATCTCAACAATGCACCCGTCATCAAGGCCATACATCTTCAGCCCTATCAGTTTCATTGCCTCGGGGATGTCAGTTGAGGACATGCGCTCAATCTTGGTGCTTAGTGCCTTGAGCTCTTCAGCCTTTGTTGCCAACTCTGCTTCCATGGAAAGCATCCGGTTGACCATTGCTGAAATTTCCTTCAACTGCTGATTTGTTGGAGGAGGCTTTGCAGCATCCTCTTCCAAATCAATTGCTGGCTTTGCTTTTGCCATGTTGTGCTCCGTTCTAGTTACACTTGATACTCAACCACATTGTAACGATGCTCGCTGCGGTCATATTTCAAGAACTTCAAAAAGCCTCCATTGATTTCAGAGGCCACCATTACAACTGCAGCAATCGCAACAGGATCACCAATCAACATGATATAGTCATCCTCTGTGATATGCTTCAGTTTCTCCCGAAGCCCAGCCACCACCAACCCTGTGTCCAACATCACTGGGCCATGTGGCATCAAGACTTCTAATGTGCCAAACCTTACTGCTGGCGACAAATCATACAATGGCCTCCAATCTTCGCCATCACGTTTGCGCGGTTCTTGCGGTATGAATACGATGCTCATGCTATGCCCCTTCCAAGCCAACTAACTTTACCATCACCCATAATCACATGGGCAACATTTTTCTTTGCCCGAAGTGCGTTTATTATTTCACCTTCAATTGTATCTATTACTTCAACATCAATATATGTTACAACGTGCCGCACCCCTGAGCGGTGATGGCGATCTTCTGACTGTAGCCTATCCTCAAGGTTGAAAGAATTGCTATGATAATACACCGTCTCAGCCTTGGTAAGTTCAATTCCAATACCGCCAGAATGCGGCTCACCAATGAAAAACCTCACACCACTTTCTTCTTCATCTTCTGAAATCTTGTTACCCTTTTTATCACGGATGATATTCTGGAATTGGTCAACTGCCAACATTCGCTTGGCATTGCTTCCTGATCCACCATAATATTGCACAACTGACTTATCTCCATATGCGGTGCGCAATTGATCTGCCAGCAATTCATTCTCGTGCTGGTAGTGCGTCCAAACTGTGACCTTGCCATTGACATCCTCAATGTGATCCATTATTGCCTCAACTTTTGGGAACTTGTTATCAATTGGCTTAACATCGCGCTCCTCATCCAACTTCCAGAACCCTCCTGCAATTTGCTGAAGGCGCGTCATCTTTACAATTGCCAGTTGTGACGTCATCTCTCCTTCTTCAAACTCAGCAATCAACTCATTGAGGACTGCATCATATACCCTGCGCTGCTTTGCTGTCATCTCAACCAACAGCCGTTTGTAAACTTTCTCTGGAAGGTCTAGGCACTCAGACTTCATGATGCGGAATGAATATGGCTCAATGAGCTTGTACAGCTCATCCAAGTTCCGGTATATAGGTTCATTGGTGATTGGATTCTTTTTCACCAGCTGCGGCACACGGCCACTCGGGACAATCTTCAATCCAAACTTCTTTGCTTCACTAACATATGGTGTTGGGACTGAAACCACCCCACTGCTGTTTGGGCTCAATACATATCCGCTGGTGAGCTTTATTTGATGGAATGGCATCTCTGCCTGAAACATACTTACATATGGATTGCGCTTGGCGTTGCGCTCCTGAATTGCATCAAGCAAATATTGATTCTCCTCAATCTCTGCAAAATGCGCCTTGAATGCATAATAAGAACCAAACCCAAGGATGGTTGGATCAAGGAATTCAAACTGCTTGTATAAATCAAATGGCGAGTTAGGAGTAACAAAGCCAGACATGATACGCCGGTATGGCGCTTCATGACGGAGATTTACAATGAACTTGGTGCGCTTGGCCTGTGGAGATTTAATCCGTGTGCTCTCATCAAGCGTCAATAGGCTTGGGAAGCTGCGCAAATACTTCTTGATGTACAGTTTGAACTTTGGAAGGATGCAAGATTCAAAGTTTGCTGTGAGGATGCGCAGCCCGTCATATGGCCTAGCGGTGAGCTTGGTTAGATTTTCTAGCTGTCTTTTATTTGGTGCTGATATCCACCACGCAGTGCGATACCTAGTTGTGCACCACTTAGGTATTTCATTCAATACCCAATTGCGCTGAACTCCATTCGGGGATAGCACAACCAATGCTTCAATCTTGCCCTTCTTGAAAAGGTGTTCTGCTGTTTCAATGATCACCCTTGTCTTTGCTGTTCCCATCTCCATCAAAAGTGCATACGCCACTTTGTCCTTGGAGATTGTTAGAACTTTCTGCTGGTGCTTGTACCTTGGTGGCAACTTCTTCATTCTTGACTCCTATGGCTACATTCTAGCGGCGATTATTAGCGATACATTAGCGCAAGTAAAGGGCAATCCCTGTAATTTTTAAGATATTAGTTGCATGCCAATAAACTCCACAGCCTCATGCCAGATATTAACACACGTATTAGATTAACACTTTGTTTTCAAATAAACATATTAGATATATTAGCATAACAGCATTGCATTAAATTCATCAAGAAAAATTTTAGCCTCGCGTACGCCTATACGCGAGGCAACCCACACAGGCCATACATACCAACAGTTGCAGAGGATATTAGAACAAATCTGACTACTAATATATCTAATATTCACAGATGTAGGAGGTGCTTAATTGGCAGTTCCACTAATATACACCATGCTATTCACTTGCAACCCTTTAGCATACCTTTGCTCATCTTACTCAGAGATAAGCGTGCTATCACGCTTATACACAGTGAATTTTATTGTCTATTCTGTGCCCAAGACTTCGCAATGTCCAATCCTATTCGGGCACTGTCGCCTTGATCAATAATTGCCTGACCTGCTTCATCAAGGTGTCCCATTGCTGCGTTAAGCTTGGCCCTGTAGAGACAGGCTGTGTCAGGATGTTTGGAACTGGGGGAGGCTTTGGGCAAGTAACTGCTACGGGCACCGGCACGGCTGTTGTACAACTGCCCACTAAGCACACCAAGCTCATCAGCCATTGCTTTTTGCTGTTCATCATATTTCTCCTTGATCAATTCATTCTCTTTGTCTTTTGAAACTGCTGCTGCTGCTGCAACAATGCCTTCTGATTTTGTTGATGCTACAAACTTATCAAACCTTGCCTTTGCTATGTCAATTCTATATCCTTGAATTTTCCAAACAGGGATTGCGCCTGTTGCCAATCCTGCTGCGAATGCCGCTGCTGCAATGTAGGCAATCACCATTGGGTTGCCAGTTATCTTCCCGAGTATCCAGCCCATGTCAATTCCCTCCTCTCAACTTAAACCATCCACCAATTCCACCAGCCAGCGCAGCAGCACCAATGCCCCACGATTGAATGAAAGGTGCCATGTCATTTGATTCAATTTTATAGAATCCCCACAGCCCCATTGCAATGTAGGCAATCACCATAAGTGATGCACTAGCTCTTGCATCATCAAGGCTTCCATCTTCGCAAGTGTATCCCTTTTTGATCCACGCAAATCCTTTAATTTCATCACTCATGATATATCTCCTGCCCCATATCGTAAGTCATTAGCTGCGCGTCCAATCCAACCAGCCCCAAAGCTTGGGAATGTTGACAGCGCTCTCCAGAAGTCTAGGCGCTCAGCAACATACAGCATGATAACCTTTGCTGGTTCCATCCCATTGATTGCTGCCAAGGATACAGGGCCAATATTGCCATCATCAGCAACGCCAACAGCAGACTGAAGTTTGCGCAGCGCTGTTTGTATTCCGCTATTGACTGCAAAGTCAAAGGCTTGAAATGCTACTGCTGGGTTGAGCTTGTCCATTTGCCCTGCTTGCCAGAAATCATGCATATAAATTATTTTTGCACCATCCCTTGTCAGCCCCTTGATGTCAATATTTGGGTATGATCTTTTGCTGATGCCCCAATTTGTTTCACCTCCTGGGTCTGCTGGATTGTTAACATATCCACCTTCATTCCCAATGAGACGATTAAATGCTGTTTCAAAGTCCATAATTATCTCCAGTGCAACTTTACATAATTGCCAATTGCATATATAAATCCAGATATAGCAGACACTGCCGACCAACCAATCACGTGCGTCTTGACTTTTTCATATCGCTCTGCCTTCCTATTTTCACGGGCAATCCACAGTGACATTGCTTCATGATGCTGACGGTGAACATCAGGCGCAATGCCAGAGTAAATTATCTCACGGAGCTTTTCAATGTCTTGCTCGGTGAGTGTTGTGTTTCTGCGCTCTGTGTTCACTCAAATCCCCTTTGTGTGTGCTATGTTGCTTGGAAATATGGATCATATCCATGAAAACTTTTATTATTGCTCTACTGCTGCTCATAATTTTTCGATTGGGATAGATGTTAGATTTTAACGTATTCTTCAAGCACTAATTTTATCCGGCATACTCTGGTGTGGTCATTACCCTATTTCCTGTTCCACTACCTGCTACTGCGGCAAACACCGTTCCATTCCAAGCTATGGAGGTCCAATAGTTATCTGCTGCGCTGGTGCGGATTGTCCAGGTGATCCCATCCGGACTTGTCATTACCATATTTCCTGTTCCGGTAGCTGCTACTGCGGCAAACACCGTTCCATTCCAAGCTATGGAGGTCCAACCATTATCTGCTGCGCTGGTGCGGATTGTCCAGGTGATCCCATCCGGACTTGTCATTACCCTATTTCCTGTTCCGGTGTTTGCTACTGCGGCAAACACCGTTCCATTCCAAGCTATGGAGGTCCAATTATTATCTGCTGCGCTGGTGCGGATTGTCCAGGTGATCCCATCCGGACTTGTCATTACCCTATTTCCTGTTCCACTACCTGCTACTGCGGCAAACACCGTTCCATTCCAAGCTATGGAGGTCCAATAGTTATCTGCTGCGCTGGTGCGACCTATCCACTTTTTGGCATACAGCGGTGCTGAATTTGATAAGGCATTCGTAGCATTCGTAGCATTCATAGCATTCGTAGCATTCGTAGCATTCGTAGCATTCGTAGCATACCCAACAGCCAGCACTCGCTCATCTGTTATCATTGAATTGACAATTGCAGTTACTGGCGTGCTGGTCGCATCCAATAAGACTTGACACACTGGGAATGCCCCTCCAGTTATTGCTGGAGCAACAGGGGCAGATGTTACAGGAGTTCCTGTTATCACAGAATTCACCCCTGCACTATTTATCACAACACGATCTATGCGCATGTAGCCTGTTGCTGGGGTAGCAATGGTTGCGGTGCTTTGTGCAGCAACCTCAGTCAGCGTTGTGCCATCATAAGTGTGCCCAGCATCGAGCAAGACTGTCATGTTAGGCGTCACTTGCTGATTCGGTGCAAAATTGTCTATGCTACGTTTGGCGACAGCAAAGTTTGCATCAATGGCATTCTTGTATGCCGTTGGCGTCATACTTGCCCAGATTGTTTGTAAGAAAGATGCTACACTCATGTTATTCTCCGGTTGCGGTATAAGTTAAAGTTCCGCTCACTTCAGTGGCGCCTTGCCAAATCTTAAACACAACCCCATCCCACTGCCCTTGCGCATTTTGGTGAAAGCTGGTAGCTGTTGCACTTGTCCCTGCACCAGATTTTACTTGCGGCACAACAAAAGGTGCATAATGGAATGGGGTTGGGAAGTATGTGACTGTGCTATTTGGTGCTGTGATTGTTATATCTGTTGGGGGTGATTCAATGACTGGAGACATGTCCACATTTAGTGTGTAGTCCGTAATCATAAATAATGATCCTTGGGCAATTGATGCAGAGATGCGCCCTTTGATATAGCGCATTGTCAAAGTTCCAATAACCCATGGCGTATAGATTGCTGGATCAGGATTCCCTGTAAGCCATGTATCAATAAATGTATTCATTGATGGCACGCCAGATTGCCCATACCCAAGAGAAAGCCCAAGGACATCATACACGCGTAATTGCTCATCATAGCCAGCATCCTGCTGTGGCGTTGTGTATTCAATATATGAAACTGGATCAATGACCCAATCATCAATCCACTCCCATCCAGTGTAGGTGCCTCCAGTGTAGAAGTTGCCAACTTGATTGTTATCAGGAATTAGCATTCCGGCATAGTGCTCTTGAAGGCCAACCAATGTCCCACTCCATCCAACTTTCTCAACATCATGAATAATGTTGATGTTGAAGCTCTTCACAGTGAAATTTTGCAAAGTAATGTTGCGAGATAACTTATTTGAAATGTCCCGAGCGCGAATGCCAAACGCCCAAGCCCCTGGGGGAACTTCTGCATTTGTCATTTCTGTGCCACGAGCTGCCTCAGTCAACATGGAAAATAGTGACCAATCTGCAGTGCCAACTGGGGCATATGCAATATCAGTGTATGCATCTGGGACAAGATTCCAACTAAATGATACAACTTCTCCCGATTGCTGAACTGCAAACTGAGTTACATCATTGGGGTATCCCATTGGCCCTTGTATAGCATATGGCACTCCAGTGACATCTGACAGGGAATATAACCCTGCTATGTGTTGATTGAATGGCAGCAATTTTATGTAAATTGTAGAGCCAATTAAGGATTTGTCATAGGGGTATTTGAATAACCCATCATCAAGCCGAATAAATTGATCACCAATCACGTGCGCGCCATTGACTGTGTTAAATATTCCGCGCCTTGTATATGTGGTTAAATTATAAGCATTTGCCCCAGTCAAAGTTGCTGTGGAAAATGAAATGACCTCGCCAGCAACAAGAGCAAGGGTATTGTGTGCATCAGCATCACTAGTGGAGCCAGAAGATATAACTCCTTTGCTAATTGATAAATCAACTGAAAAAGTATCTGTTGTATCTGGATCAGAACCAGCAGCAACATTGGCAGATAATGACCCATATCGTGATGGGCCATACATAGAGCCAACTTGCTTATAGGTTATATCATCTGTGCTAACCCAAACTTGACAACCGCCCCACTCTGATGATGCACCAGATGTAGCAATCCACAACTCATATCCCAAAGCAGTCAATGCACCAGGTGCATCAAAAATTATTGGAGTATTACACACACCAGGGTCAGCATTATAGGTAGATGTCCATCCGCCTGCATCTTGTGTTGGGTAGGCGGTGGCAGTAGCATTGTTATCAAGATAATCTTCAGCAATTATGGTGAGCTGCTCATCTTCATCTTCTTCAATATCAATAATGCGTACAACATGATGATCTAGGCCAATTGCCAAATCTGTGATTGTGACCAAATCCATTGGTTCAAGGCGCGCATACTTCCAACTCACCTTAAATGTAAATTGGTTGCGTAGATATAACACACGTTGAAGCAGAACTTGCGCAACACTCCTAGCAACAATGCCATCAGTGATGTAATCATAATTAAGAGGCTGGACAGGGCGCAATCCATAAAGGTCAATGTTGCTTTGATCTTTTGCTTCTGTAATATTTTGGTTGTACTGGTTCACCCGATCTTTAAACTGCACTTGCACTTGATTAAATGCATCTGCTGGGGTGCCACGCGTCACTTGTATTGGATCAACTGTGCCATCAGAGATAAAATCATCATCAGACAAATCATATTGTGGCGTTGTGTTTGGGGTAAATGTTATCCCGTTCCCTGTAACTGGTGTATCGCCATATGGAATAATTTTCAGCATGCCATCTGACCACACAGGGGCAGAATTGCAGATTTCACAGACCTTGCTTACAAAGTCACTTGCCTGAATCTGTCCTGTGAGTGCGGGTGATAAGAAGAATCCATTGGCAATACAATAATCAGAAAATGATGCAAATGAGTCAATTGGGAATGCAGCATCAACTCCATATATTGGATTGGTGAGAAAATCAGTAACAATGTCCTTTGGATTGGCGCCTGTGATTCTCAATGTTGCAGATATTGACCCAGACCCAGCTGTGTGGAAGGTCATTGATGCAACAGGGGTGAGTGGCGATGGCCTTATTGATAGCGATAGCTGAAATGTATTTGCAGTTGGGTTGTTAATATAATAATCAGCATTTGGATCAACTGCAGTATAAATGTGGTATCCATTATTGTATGTTGGATATGTTCCTGTGCTTGCTATGCGCACAACTTGATTCTGGGTGAATCCGTGTGCTGTGCTATTTATTGTCGGGCTATCGCTGCCAACAAATGTACAAGTCTTTGGAGTTTGTCCTGCAGAGCCATATTGATATTTGCCCCTAATTTCAAATGAGTGATTTGGCAATTGAGCTGTGTCAGTGAGCAAATATGCGCTGCTATAAACTGAAGCAACACCCGAGTATCCAATTGCTTGCCCAGCATGGTTGGTTGTTAGATAGCCCCAAATGCCCTGTGGGTAACTTCCTGCAACAAACGTCAAGCCCAAAAGAGCCAATGTCGTTAGGTTCTTGCCTGCCCACACAGATGCCACGCCATTGATTGGGCCTTCGCACAAGCCCAAATATCCTGCTGCCTGATAAGAGTATGTTGTTTGTGATACGCCGCCACCACCTTTGCCGCCAGAACTCTTGGTGTGAGGAATAGCTTTGAAGTCAGCAAACCAAAGAAGGTTGGCTTGGATGCGCTGCTGCCCCCAAACAATCGGGATAGGCAAGCCATATGTTGAGGTCTGTATCTGCAGGCCTGCAATGACTGGTGATGATATATTTGCTCCGCCACCCATGTTAATCTTTCACCAATGAAAAGAATCTAACTTCACGACCAACAAACTGCCCTTCATCTCCATCCCCAAGAACAATCATCCCAGACATTTGGTGAGCGTGGATTATCTGCGGCCAATCAATCACAATTGCTGCATGGCTGAATATGCGTCCAAATCTCCAAACTGCAACATCCCCCATTTTTGGTTTATAGACTTCATTGCCATATCTTGATATTATGTCAAGCACAGTTTCTTCATTCCTGTGCATCATGATATCTTGTGGGTAATAAATTATATCATCACCTGAAATGCTAGTTATGCCAACAGCATTAAATACACCAACAAGAAAGAATACACAATCTGTACCAGCACCCTTAACACAGGCGCGATGGTGCCAAGGGGTGCGCAACCAAGTCAATGCTTCTGTCACAATTGCTTCACGCATTTTAAGCTCGTTTTGCATTGTGTGTTCCTTTGCGCAATTTATTCCTTTGGATAAGTGCCAACCTGTTGGCTTCACACCCCCAATAATTCTTCATTGCTTTAGATGCAGCTGCATGTAATTTTTCTTTATGCTTCTGAGTTATGGGTTGACCAATTTTGCTTCTGTTGCCAATGCCATTCTTATTCCCTATCATCCAAGGTTTTGGCTTACCAATTTGTGACATTGAATTTGATGTGCCAATTTTCAATTTTGTTTCAGAAGAGTGATTATGTCCAGACAATCCCTCACCGCCATTTGTCAGGTTGGCCAATTTATGGCCTTGATTCCTACACCATTCAATCATCCAAATCTCACAGTCAAATGCGTGCTGCTCTGACTGACATGGGTGAATGTAAATTGTGATGTTTTCTTTCCCATATTTGGCGATGATATTTTTATAGTAATTATTTCTTCCAACCTTTTTGCCAAATGCATATGCCCGTTTGCCACTTCCCTTCCCAACATAGAATGGCTCACCTGATGGCCTACAGTGCACATAAATGTAAAATTGATTACTCATGTTAACACATCCGGTGCAGGTATATATGGGAAGCCTCTGTATCGGGCAAGGTTGCCATAACCACTACAAGTGGCCTGTTGCTTATCACACCCGTGAAAGGCATTAAATGCATCTGATGTTGCGGGCGCTGTCGGGAATTCATTCATTAAGGTAATTTGCCCACTGGCAAGTGTATATGATTTTATAGTCCTGCTCAATCCTGCATTCACACCGCTGGTATAGGTTATATATCCAAGGTTGAAATACTTATCAGGATTTGTCAATGTAGAATTGATCACCAAAGCAGTGCTACCCGCACTAGTTGCTCCGGCAACAGCAGTGCGCGCAAGACCACAGCCAGTATCATATAGCGTATTGATACACCCAGGTTGCCATACATTGCGCGGCATTTGGATGTTGAGAAGTTCTAGCGTGCTAGTAACATTAATCTTTACTTCTGTGCGCCCAATATCTATCTGCCCAGCATTGCCACTGAACAAAAGAAGGGTGCCAACTACTTGGCCCCACACCTGCATAAAGGCGCGATCAAGCTGAATAGTGGCACCATCAAATGCACCAAGCACAGCAGCAACTTTAAGTGATTGCCCACCAATTAGAGTAGTGGAATCACCATACAATGATAAATCAAGTGAATCAACCTTCACCCCAACAACAGATTTTATTTTGCTGCGTTGGAACTGAATGCTGTTGCTCAAATATGTGTACCCACCATATGTGATGTTCACATCTGATGATGTAAGGTATGAAACTGATCCATCCTTTAGCGTGATGGTGAGAAGGTCTGCCATCAATATCTGTGCATCTGAGCCCAGAAGCGCAATCAAAGGTGCGCTAGCAGTTTTCATATCTTATTCCCGAGGCATCCATACAAGTCCAAAGATTTTATGAACCACAACTGATACATAAAATTTTCAAACTCATTTGAATCAGCAACAAATCGGCAACGATAGTAATATGTCCCTGTCCATGTAATGACAACAGCTGCTAATGGTGCGGTTGTGAATGTTATCAACCCATAGCTGTCTATTGTGTAGGCTGTAGTTGCTACGCCATTTAGATACACACCAGCTATGGCATTCACATTCATTACTGGTTCAGTGTTGGCGCCATAAGCACGCACCAGCTGGAATTTAGTGGTGGTGCCATCTCCTACTCCAAGTGCTTGTGCAGTCACAGAATTGTCTGTTGGGTCAGAATATAGAAAGTTGTCAAATGAACCCTGCATAAGATTGAACAAGCCAATCAGCTGCTGAAGTTCTGGCAGGGCTGTTGTGGCGCGCAATATCTCGTAGGTGAGCTTGATTTGATATATTGGATAGGAGAAAAATGAGCTGCGATATTCCTTGCCACTTGCAGCACTTTGAATCTTGGTGCGCCACTGCGGTATCTTGATCATGCTCCAACCAAGGCCAGGCAGAGTTGGGAATACTTGATTGCTCATGCCTTGGCTCCTGTATTAAATGCGCGCACTTGTTTGCGCAAGCTATTCACTAACTGTTTGCCATTTTGATCAAATAATCGTTTCACGCTTTGGGCATCAGTAGCATGAATGTGAATCTGCATTCCATTTGCGCCTCCTCCTTCAACCATATCACGCAATGGCGCAGCAACGTGCGCTGGTAAAATTGTTTCACCCCTGTGAACAAAGTTCAAGCGATCTGCACCAACATTCCATTCACCTCCAGCAGAGGAGTGAATCAATGACTTTGCACCTAGAATAAGTGCCATTGTAGCAGCAAATGCCCCAATTGCCAACCCAGGGCCAACTATCGGGACAGCTGCCACAGATGCTGCTGCTGCGGATGCGCCCTCGGCAGCATTGGCACCAACCACAGCTGTCGCCTCTGTGGCTTTAGTTGTTGCTGCTAATGTAGCCCCTGTAGCATTTGATGCTGCAACAGCTGCATTCTTTGCATTGGTGGCAAATAACATCATTGCCTCGTCAGCCAACCAAGTGGTTACGCGCTTCACCCCCATGTTAACAAATTCAGCAACAATTGATTGCCCGATATTTGCCAATGCCTTTTGCATGGTAGTGGTTCCCATGATGATGCCAGATATTGATTTATCAAATGCACTAGCAATTGGCGCAAAATATCCTTCCCATTGTTTTTTGGATGCAAGCGCTGCCTTGTTTATTGTATCTTGCTTTTTAACTTCGGCTGCATCCTGTATTGCTTGCATCTGATCCAGCAATTTTTGCAGAGCAACCGGACTATGATTTGGATCATTTTGCATTGCAGTAATGCGCGTTGCCATTCCCTTTTCAGCAATAGCAGTCTTTTGATCTTCAAATGCCTGAAGCTGAACAAGCTCTTGCTGACGGCTGATTGTCCCCATATTAAATGCTTGGGTGACTGCTTGCATTTTCATGTTAACTGCATCAGTGTCAATTTTTTGCTGCTCTTGTGTTGCCATTTGAGCAAGCTGAGTTTGCTCTTTGTAGCTGCTCTTCAGGTCAGAGATGGTAGCAGCATTGATGCGAGTTCTGATTGCTTGCATATCGCGCTCATTTCCTTGAGCCAGCGCAAGCTTCTGTTGCCAGAATGCCTCCTCTTCTGCCTTTGACATCTCGCGGCCATTGTGCTCTTGGATGTATGTCGCCTTGGCAGCTTCAAGCTCAGCAGCATATTCCCCCATATGCGATTTCTGTGCTGCTGCCTTTTTAGTTTTTGGGTGCTCAACCTTATCAAGTTCCACCTGCAACTTTTGAATTGCTGCCACCTCACGATCTAACTCAGCAGGATCAATTGGGCCATTTTTGCCATCAACATTGTCCTGTAGTTTCTTGATCTCAAGCATCAACTCGCGCTCATGGGACAAAGCAGGGTTGACCTTATCAGCTATTTGCTGGGCATCAAAGCTCGCTTGGTTGTTAACTGCTGTGCTGTGTTTTATTTCTGCTTGCTGTTTGTCATATCCAATTTGCGCTTGTGCAAATGCAAGGCGTTGCTTATCAATTGCCAGCGATGATTCATCAATAGCATTTAAGCTGCCAGATGACTTTTTGCGTGCCTCAAGCATTGCAATAGCACCCTCAAGCCCTTGGATGCCAGCCTTGGTATTATCTGCCTCAACTGTAAAGAATGACATTGCATGAGTCAAAGACTCCCAATCATCCTTTGCTTGCTTTGCTAGTCCGGCAAAGAACCCGAGTTCGGCGTTCACCCCTTTCATGGAATCACGATATTTGTCAGACAAGAATGCTGCTGCTTCTGCCTGTTTACCTTCCTGCACCAACTGCTCAATATGCGCCATCTCTGATCCAGTCAGCAAATGGTATTGTGCTTCCAACTCCTTTGCACCTTTGACTGGATCAGAGAATATTTTGATTCCCCATGCTGCTGATTTGCTAGCTGTGTCGCCTGTTATTGATGAATAGCGCGCAATTGCACTTGAGACAGAATCAAAAGCAGCAGCACCAATCTTCCCTGAGCTGATCAAATCTGTTTCCATCTGGACTGCTGCCCCAGATGACATATTACTTGAGTTGGATATTGCATCACTAAGTGCAAGAACTGATGCACTTGTCTGGTCTGAAAAATTGCTAGTTTCAACAAGTGCATTGTTGATGTTCTTTATCTCTTGCTGCCCTTTCTCAAAGGCAATTGCAAGCATAGCAAACGCAGCAGTGAGCTCAATTGCTAGGCCAAGTGGCCCAAACATGATCCCTGTCATCTGCTTGAATAAGCCATTCAAGCTTCCTGCGCGATCTGCAAGAACCATCAATGAGCCAGGGATTCTTGAAAAATTTCCTTGCAGCATTTCATGTGCAAGGACAATTATCTCACGGCGTTGACCTACTGTGGAGTGTGCAACCTTGTCACCAGCATGCGCTGCTTCTTCTGCTGATGATTTGATCCGGTTGTATGCGGTGTCTGCTGATGAGTCAAGCCCAAGCATAGCCTCTGAGACTTGACCTGTTACTTTTGCTGCTGCTTCTGAATTTGTTTGAACTACTGCAATTGCTTGCCCCATATTCTCGGTGGCAGTAGTCATTGCTGCTTGTACTTCTGACATGCTGCTGGCTGTGGCAATCTTCTTCATCGCCTCATCATAGGATGTGGCAACTTGCGCAACAGCATCAGTGAATGATTTTGTGTCTGCTGAAAACTTTATGCTGACTTCATCATTATTAGCCATTTTTTAATCCACCCATAGCTTTCACAAAATCATCAAGAGTGCCCATCTCATCAGTCTTGCTTGCAACAGGCTTATGCCCTAGATATGCCGCCACCAACTGATGCAATGGAGGGTTATCATTCCAATAATCCTTCATTGCATCAAGGCGTGGGAGTGTCATGTGTTCATCAATATACTCCCATGTCCAGCCAAAGCAAGTTGCCAAGTGGCAGTAGAGATAGTCCCACCCATCCCCACTGCCAGCTATTCCCCCGATGTTGCCTTTGCCTCCACCATCCCACAAATCTCTGGAACTTGCCCGATGGCAGCGGCAATTTCTGCCATCCCAATTGGCATGGCTTCAATATCAGCAATAGATTTCCCGAGGAGCAAAGAGAATATGATGGCTGATTGCTCCATCATTAAATCTTGATTCTCTCTGTCCTTGCTGATGGTGTTGAATGCTGCCATGATCTTGCGAAGATTGCCAAATGCTGGCGGATCAACTTCAAACTCTTTTCTGCCTAATGTTATTTTGCTCATTTCATTCTCCGTTGCTTGTTAATTACTCAGCCAGCGTCAAGGTGCCGACATTGTTGGCTGCATCAGCAAAGCAGTCAAAGTCAACTTCAGGAACTGTGAAGTCATCAAGCTTTGTTGCAAATGACATCTTGCCGGCAATGCCTTGTGGGAAGCGTGCAGTGAGTTGTTTGCCTGCATATGGCACAACCACATCAAGCGCAACAGTTGGAGTTGAACCCAACAGTTGGTTGGTGATGCTGATCTTTTGGCCTGTGGTGACGGTGTAGCGATAGTCAATGAACACAAGCAGCCCTGTATCAGCAGAAGCAAAGGTGTACACACCTGCTGCCACAGAATATTGTCCTGTGGTTGGGGTGCTGGCAACTCGGGTCATCGGCACCCCATTGTGATCACGCACACCAAGGTCAGCAGCCCATATACCGCTGGATGGAGGGGCTGGTGTGATTGTCCATGGCGTTGCTGCTGGAATTGCTGTTCCACTCACATCTTGATAGATGCCTTCTTGCCCTGTGGTCAGCGTTTGGCCAAAGAAGGCATTGTTGAAGAGTGCACCATTCACTTGCCCAAAGTGTGCCTTCAGGCTTACTTTGCCTTTGCCCCGACCAACAGCCAATGGCATTTGGCTAGTGCCATAAAGCATTTTGGTGTCAAATGACAGATCACATGAAATATCCTGGCAAGCCAAAAACTTGACAGGGGTTGGGTTGACAACTGCATTACCAGCAGCATCAATCAATGGTGTTGCGTAAATTGCACCACTTCCAAATAAGAATTGCATGATGTATCTCCTTGCGTTAGTTGCTGCTGTTAAACTTCTTTATTGCTGCTGAATGACTTTGTTGGCTGAGGTGAAATTCTTTCAAAGCCAAATCCCCAAAGATTGTTCGTAACCTTTTCATCAGGGATGTCAACAGCGCCATCTCTTGGCTGATAAACTTTGCCATCAGCATCGCGTATCTCTCCTTTGAATGTTGCTGGAACTTTCAGTTTCATGATTGACTCCTTTAGTAAACTATAATTTCAACAGGGATAATTGCAAATGCCTGATCACCCAATACCCCTTCATCAGTTTCAATTGTTCCAGATATTCTGGCAACATGAACCAAGCCGCCAAGTGTTTGCGGATTCACTCCGCCAACAGGATCAAACAGACTTGTCACTGCATCCAAAATCGGGTTGAGCAGACTAGATGCAATTGTGTCAGGGTTGCCTGTGCTATTTACATATACCACTAAATCCACATCCAGCTTCCAAGATGCTGGCACACCAGTCTTTTGAACTGGGGTTTCCCTTCTTTGGACTTGGCTCAGCACAGGTTGCTGATCAGCGCTGTATTCACTCCATGGCTTATAGCGGCGTGATGTTGTTTTAAACCCTGTTGCTGCTGATACAAGTGCAAAGAGCGCAGCATAAATTGTTTCA